GAAAAACACAACGGGTTATCAATGTCTACAAAGCTGGTGTCGATTTCATTGTAAGCCCTATTCGAGCACAATCAGACAATCTGATGCCCAATGAGTCACAAACCAAAAATGATATTTATACTTATATCGTTTTGATTAAGTATTTAAAACGTAACCCAAAAGTAATCATCCGACATCTGTATATTGACGAATGTTTTGCAATGCAACCATCGGCAATTGCCTATTACTATGCTTTACATGAATCAAAACGAATCAAGCATATACATTTGATGGGTGATTCAAAACAGATTGGTCCATATTGCAAAGATTACACCACTTTACAACATGATTTAACCAACTATGTCACCGAAACCCACAGGATACCACAAGATGTAACTCGCATGTTGAACACATATATACCCAATGCCAGTACTTCATCAAAAATCGTTAACTCATACAAGACCGTCACCGATTTAAAATCACATATCGTTGACATAGCTTTGGCCTTTACGCAAGATAGCAAAAGTTATTTAGCCACTTTGGGTTATAAAAGTATGACGGTTAATGAATCACAAGGTATGACTTTTAGCAGAGTGTTGTTGTATTTAGATGATTTCTCACAAATTAAGGCAATTGATAAGAGTGAAGCAATTCGACAAGTTTATGTGGGTTCCTCACGTCATAAAGATGAACTTCTTGTGTACGGTAAGAGTACACCAGAATTACAAGTACTATTAACGGTGCAAGGGGCACCAATAGAGGAAATCATAGAACAAGCAAATATACCTCTTGTAACTGAACCGCAAATAATAACCGACGATGTGAAACGCACATGGCGTTGTTATGATCCAAAAATTGAAACCACCAGAGACTCAGTGGTTGATATATTATGCAATTTGAATGTTAAGAAAAACTTCACACACAGCACCGATATACGTATAGAACCGTTGAAAATGAAACAAATTGATGGCACACAAATGAAAATATCCAACAATGTGCTATATCCAACAGATATTAGTATTTCCGGGGGTAAATTGTGTGATCAACGTTTAGTGCTTCCATATTATAGCAAAGATAGTTTCGGCACTCTTAACACACAAATTGCCAGATACGCCACAACGCGTGCGTCTCAAGCACCAGATCATTACAAGAACTTGCAAACTGGTTTGTCTAAATTTGTTGATTACTCAAAATTCAAGAACTTGAAAATAGATAATGATAGACTCACCAGGCATTTTGTTAACTACATCATCGAGTTGCAAAAGAAAATTAAACCCGCCACCACTGATGTGGGTCGTATATTAAGTTTACCAGGTACCATTCGTAAAGAAGTTTCCGTTAAAAGGGAAAGCATCACCACCCTTGTTAAAGAAGCAGGTGTAAACATTTTGAAGGAGGCGATTGGTGCCAGCTCTTTATCAGACCACCATACACGTACAGGTTTGTATTATGATGAAGAAGCTATGGTTGATTATTATGTGCTTGATGAAGATAATGAAGAATTGGAAATAATGCCAATGAACACCTTGCAGGAAGCAGCACGCAATATCGCTACGATTGTCAATCGCAAACATGTAACTGATATGTTTGAAACTGACTTAATGAATATCAAGAGTCGCATAATTACATTCACCATGAAAAAACAAAATAAACATGACCCTACTGGCAGTAAAGAAACCGTTGGTAAGGCAGGTCAAGGAGTTAGTGCGTGGAGCAAAGTATTGAATTTGTTTTTTTGTGCCTACTCACGTTATTTAACTGAAAGTGTGTTTCAATGTACTAACGACAATGTATTGCTCGCATTTAATCAGAGTGATGCAGAATTGTCTGTTTTTTTCGCAGGTTACAAAGATCAATATACCTCTGAAAATTATATCAATTGCAATTGTGACTTTAGTGAGATGGATGTGTCTCACACCAACAGTATGTTGGAATTAGAGCTCGAGTTATTTGGTTTACTGGGTGTAAACCAAAAAATAATACAATTCTATTCCAGCATGAGAAGCAAATGGTGTAATTTGTATCAATGTAAGGAGGGCATTTCTATGCTGCACGGTGAGTACATGCAACATTCCGGTCAACCGTTAACCATTTGCGGTAATACATTACTCAATATGGCTGTGTTGGGTTACGCTTATCGTGTTGATAACATGTTGTACGCCGCCTTCAAAGGAGATGACTCCACTATACGTGCTAAAAAAATCAGCACCGTGTCCGGTAGAAAAACTGCCATTTATCAGGAGCATGGCTACAAACTCAAAATTAGTTTTGAAAAAATATCAGAATTCATTGCTAATTTTATAACACCATATGGCTTTTTCCCTGATGTTATACGTCGATCTGTTAAAGCGGTTAGCAAGATTTATGAAAATGAAGAATCCTGGGAAGAATCGCGTATTAACTTGAAAGAAGTACTCAGTATGGTGAATACTGCAGATAAATATAAAATTGGGGTTGACTGTGCCGGTATACATTATCGTGATAAAGGCGTCGCAATTACAACTGAACAGGTGAGTCTGTTATATCAGTATTTGATACAATTGAGCAACACAAAATACAGTGAAGCACAATTCATACAAGCTGAAGACAGGCTCACATACTCCGATAACTACAAGAGTAAGTGAGTCCCCCTTTTTTAATTATAATACATATCACTTAATTTAATTTTAATTATATTTTAGTTTAACTTTCAAACACAACTTATAAAATGAATTCTACACCGCAATTAGTTGACAACAGCATGAATTTTGATCCCACCTCGGAGTCTACTTCCATGCCAGAGCAAACACATTCAAAACCTTTAACACCAGTTCAAGCATTTGTCTGTAAGGTTACACATCCACCTACCACTGTACCTGAATTTTCTGGTCTGCCAACACAAGACACACGCACCCAAGTCGTATATAACATGCGTAACATTGATGTGCTTAAATCACCCATAACTTATAATGCCACCACTGATAATTTTGAAACCAATGATTGGGATGATCATAATGATTATTCTATTGTTGTCCCCACTGGTGCACGTGTCAAATGGTTTGGTTGTTGTTATCTTATATCTGGCGCATCTGGTGACCCTGGTGTACTTTCCAACACATATGCACAAGATCTTGCAAATGTTGGTATACAAGACAATTTTGATTTTAACAATTGGTCCAGCACTGTTAATTTGTATAGACCATGTTATAAATCAATCACCTTGTACCCCAATGTAACTGCTTTTAACAACCAGGGTGTTATTTCCGCACAACAATTTAACCCCAACATTTTATTTGCAGGCACCAATTCCACTTTGTCTTACGAACAGCCTAAATTATTTATGATGGCATTGGATCACCTCTATCAACAAAAAGGTGATGCATTGTTTCAAGCCGATGAAACACACACTGATTTTCATCATACCGTGGTCGAAAGTTGGTTTAAGACCCGTAAAATAAGATCACGTGGTTTGAAAATGGACCCGAATATTTTTATTCAGATTTTGAACATGGGTCAAATCGGTTATGCTTCTGATCGCAATTCATTAGTTCCAACACCATCTCAAATTGCACAAAATTCAATGCGATCTTACCAAGATAAATTTATCAATGGTGCCTTCGTTGTCAGTCGCATTAACACATTGTCTCCAAAATGGATGAGTGGTTCTAACACCAATACTAGGGCATCGGTAACAGGTTTGTATGAATGTTGGGTTTACTCCATTTCTAATGAGGGCGCACCAAATTTGACCGCTTTGTTGGATCCCGTCTCTCCTGGACCATCTACGGTGGACACTCGTGTTACTATGACTGACACATTATGGTCATCAGATATGACTTGGCAAGTTATTCGCATGCAGGGTATCAGTCCCAATAGGTTAATTCCTTCCGCTAACAACAGTGCTTCTGTATCACCCATTGCAATCAAACATTATTACGGTATTGAAGCACAGCCAGTTTGGAATGGACCTTGGAACGGAATTGCTCGCATGTCTCCTAAACCATCACTTTCTGAAATGCAAGCCTTAATGGATACATTTTATGAAATGCCCGATGCCATGCCTGCTAAGTATAATGCCATGGGTGCTTTTTTGCCCTTTCTTGCATCAGCTGTGCCACACGCTCTCAACTTCGTTAAAGAACTTATCACCAGCAAGAAGTCTAAAGCTAGCAGAGCTATCACGATGCCCACTACCACCAAACGGGTGCAAAACACCACAAAACCCATTTCTGATAATGGAGACAAGCGACTCATCGCTAAATTGCAGCGACAAATCGCAACTATGCAAGTCTCCAACAGTTCAAAATCCAATCGTAAACGAAAATCACGAAACAGAAACATACCAACAATGGTCATCGAAAGAACCAAATGATGATTTTACTGTTTTGTACAGTTTACGCACCCATACAAACCCAATTGATGATATACCTGCTTACAACACAGGTTTTTACCATTTGAGATTCTTTGATGAACACCTCGCACAGTTTTTGACTGATATATGCATCGATATTGATTGGTACGTTTTGATCACCGGTAAGTTTTTACTTTTACCTAATGCCGCACCAATTGAACGCTATAATCTATTGTTCTCTTTACTCTTGCGTTGTTTTTCTAACAAAACCGAATGAATATCGATTTTACAACTTTAGGAAGTTGTTCTTTTAACCCGAATTAATATCGATTTTGTAACTTTAGGAAGTTATTATTTTATTTTAATATTTTTATTTGAC